GATCTCCAGGCTGGCCAGGAAGCAGTGAGCAAGAAGGTCAGCTCCATCAAGGTGCGCGGCGAGAAGAAGATGCAAGACTTCTCCCTCATCCGCGCCATCCGTGAAGTTGCCAACGGCGACAAGTTGAGCGATGACGTTGAGGCCATCACCCGTGCCGGTCGTGAGGAAATGCGCAACGCAGGTCTCGGCACCGTCGGCCAGATCGTGGTGCCCCAGCAGCGTGCAGACGTTACGGTTACCGCCGAGCACGACGACACCATCGGCATCGACGTTTACAACACCTTTGCTCCCATCCGCGAGGGTCTCGTGGCCGCTCAAGCAGGTGCTCGCTACTACAGCGGCCTGGTAGGCGACGTGCGTATCCCCGTACTCGGCGGCGGTAACGTGGCATGGGCTACCGAGGTAGGCAGCGCCGCCGACCCCACCTACGCCTTCACCAGCGTTAACCTGACTCCCAAGCGCCTGACCGCTCAGTTCAAGCTCTCCAAGCAGATGGTCGCTCAGGACAACGCGCAGATCGAGGCTACCCTGCTGGCTGACATCCGCAAGGCTGTCATCACCAAGCTCAACGCTACCATGTTCGGCACTGCTGCCGCTGCATCTGGTGCTCCCAAGGGCATCGGCAACGGCCAGACTGCTGCCGTTGCTACCGATTGGGCAAAGCTGACCACCCTCGTTGAGGCCGCAGTTGAGCGCCTTGCTGTCGGTGAGAACTACGCCTACATCGCTTCACCCGAGGCTGTCGCTGCTATCCGTTCCATGACCTACAACAAGACCACCCGTCTTATTTATGAGGCTGGAACCGTTGACGGCACTCCCCTTTACAAGACCATCGGCTGTGCCGCGAACCAGGGCTACTACGGCGACTGGAGCAACCTTGTCATCGGTCAGTGGGGCGCGCTCGACCTCACCGTCGACCCCTACAGTGCTGCAGGCACTGGCGAGCTCGTCATCACCATCAACAGCTACTTCGACTACGGCGTAGCCCGTGCAGGCAGCCTGAAGTTGTTCACCACCGTATCTGCTGGCTAAGTAATCTGCCATCACTATGCAGTACACACCTAAATATGCCACGGTCGCAGACCTGAAGAAGCACAGCTACATCTCCACCAACGATGAAGATGACCTGCTGGCTCTCTACCTCTGCAGTGCCGAGCAGACCGTCGCCGAGACACTGCAGGTGAAGAACCTGTCGGTGTACATCGGTGACAATGGTGTGTTGCCTGCTCAGATATATACCGCGATTCTCATGCAGGCCGCAGCCTTGTATGAGAATCGTGAGGGTATATCATCGGCTCAACAGCACGTCGTTCCTTACGCCAACGTGATGGCTCTTCTGGGTAAAATCATCAACTACGGACAACTCAACCGATGCAGATGATGGAGGCAGGTAAGCTCACCGAGAGAATCACCATTCAGAGGCCTTACACCGTGCGTGATGTCTATGGCAGCACGACCACGGATTGGGCTGACGTCGTCGCCAATCTGCCTGCCGCAGTGAACTACATCAGCGGCAACCGCGAGATTGACAACGAGGAGATTTTTCACGGGCGCATCACGACTTTCTCCATCCGATGGCGCGGCACGGTCAACGAAGAGATGCGGATACTTTGGGGGGATCTGAAGTACCGAATCCTTTCCATTGACCGCCGCACACATCGCAGAGAGTACCTCATCCGAACAGAGCTCATCAACGAATGACCCAGGCTGACGGCATACAGGTGGACGCTTCTCGCTGTTACGCGCTCTTCCGAAGGCTCAACACAAGGAACCAGCGGAAGGTCAGCAGGTCAGCGCTGAGAGCTGCCGCAGGCAAACTCAAGAACGAGGCCGTGAAGAATCTGCAGCAGGTCATAGGGCACTCGGTGAGGAAAACGACGTCCTACACCCGGAGCGGCAAGACCGTGAAGCGAAGCCTTGCGAGAGGCATCAAGGTCGTGTCAAGAGATGCAGAGACCGCCAAGGTCCACATCATGGGCGACTACCGCCTCAAGTGGTTCGAGATGGGTACGGGACAGAGAACGACCAAGGGTCGGCGCGGCAAGGGTAAGAAAAACCCGATGAGGCGAGCTTCCAACCGTGGCCGCATCTTCCGCGACACCAGCAAACTCGGCTGGTTCAAGAGAGCCGTCGAGGCGAAGGAACCCGAAGCGGCAAAAGATATCGAGCAGGCGTTGATGAAACACATACAAAAACAAGCGAGACGTGAAGGGCTTACATCTGACTAAAGCGATACAGGCGATTCTCACAGGTGCAGGGATCGACGAGGCACAGGCCATCGTGGCCGAGGAGAACACTCCCCAGCCGTTCGCCGTTTACCGCCGTGCTTCGCTCACGGTAGACGGCACGAAAGACCGGCTGATGCAGACGCAGCATGCCACGCTGTCGGTGCAGGTCGTGTCCGCAGACTACCAGAGCGGCCTGATACTCGCCGACGCCATCACCGACGCGCTTGTCGGCTCTACAGGAATCTACGAGGGTGTCACCATCAGCGACATCAGCCTGTCTGACGCCTCTGAGGCGTATAACGAAACGAGTTATTTACAAGATTTACAATTCGACATAGACATAGAAAAATGAGCAGAAACGTAATCAAAGGCGGTGACATGATGCTCTTCATCAATCAGGGCACCACCACCAAGTCCATCGCATTCGCCACCAGCCACACGCTGACGGTGAGCACTGACACGCAGCAGACTTCCACCAAGGATGACGGCGGAAAGTTCCAGTCGAGCGACTACGGTATCATCTCGTGGTCCGCATCGTCGGAGAACCTGTGCAGCTACGACGGCGCCGGCTACAACTATCAGGACCTGATCGACCTGATGCTGTCGCAGACCAAGGTGACCGCCATCTTCTCCGTTGAGGGAAGCAGCGGCAGCACCTATCCCTACGCCAACAAGCTCGACAGCGTCGATGACGCGACGGGCGGCGTGTGGGCTCCGGGCAACACCGGCACCATCGGCTCGGCCTCCAACAAGAGTCTCGGCTACACCGGCACCGTCCTCATCACCAGTGTTGAGGTCAACGCTCCCAACGGCGAGAATGCCACTTTCACCGTGCAGCTCCAAGGCGACGGCCCTCTGACCGCCACCTCAGGGACAACTCCCGGGCAGTAACCACCAGTAATCTCAAGTTCATGAC